AGAACCCCTGCTGGAGAAGTTGCAAAAGACAGTGGACTATTCTTTTGCTTTGGTTGTCAAACTACAAAAAACTTAGAAGAGTTTATTATGTTTACAACTGGAAGATCGTATTTTGAAACTGCTCGCTATATTAAAAGCAAAGAAACAGAAACTAATATTGAGACTGCAGTTAATAAAGCGATGTATGCACCACCTGATTTTGTTCAGTATGATGAAGTTCTTATTAAGCGTTTAACTAACCAGGCACTTGAGTCTCCTAGAGCAATGCGTTATTATGCTGGAAGATCTATTACCGAAGATTCTGTAAAAAAGTTTTCATTAGGGTATTCAGAAAAACAAGATATGGTAACAATACCAGTACACTCACCTGACGGAATGACTATTGGATTTGTTGGAAGGTCTGTTGAGGGTAAAGAGTTTAAGAACACTCCAGGACTTCCAAAGTCAAAGGTACTCTTTAACCTACATAGGGTTAAGACTTCTAGTACTATATATGTAGTGGAGTCATCCTTTGATGCTATCCGCTTAGACCAAGTAGGTTTCTCAGCAGTTGCAACGCTGGGTGCTAATGTTTCTGCATCGCAAATGAAACTATTAGAGAAGTACTTCAACAATGTTGTACTTGTTGCAGACAACGATGAGGCTGGCAATATTATGAAAGACAAGTTAATTGAAAAACTTGGATCTCTAGTTAGCGTAATCAACATAGATAAAAAATACAAAGACATTGGTGATATGGATGATGAAGCAATCAGGGGTATTGAATTCCAGTTTGACAAATCTATATCGTCTATGCTAAACTAATATAACAACACAAAGGAGAAAGATATGAGCGTAGTAAAGGGACTCAAAAATATTAATGCCCTGCTTGACAAGCCAAAGTATGACGAAAACTCACCAAAGGTAAAGTGGCTAAAACTTGCCGATGGTCAATCAGTAAAGATTCGCTTTATTGAAGAACTAGATGAAGACTCAGCCAATTACAATGAAAGCCGTGGTCTTGCACTAGTTGTTAAGGAACACACAAATCCAAAAGACTACAAGCGTAAGGCTGTAGATACAATGGAATCAGAAGGCCGTGACTGGGCAGAAGAAATGCACCGCAAGGATCCAAAGGCTGGCTGGAGAGGCCGTCTTCGCTTCTACTGCAACGTACTAGTAGACGATGGAATTGAAAAGCCATATGTTGCTATTTGGTCAATGGGTGTAAGCAAGCAATCTGCTTTCAATACAATTCGTGAGTATGCTCTTGAGACAGGAAGCATTTCAAACCTTCTCTGGAAAGTAAAGCGTAATGGTCAGGGAACTGAAACATCTTACACACTTATTCCATCAGCACCAGACAAAGAACCATTTGATTGGTCTGGAACTGAACCGTTTCCATTGGAACTTGCTCTTCGCAATATTCCATATGCTGAACAAGAAGCATTCTATTTGGGCTTTGATGGTCCAACTACCACTTCTGCAACAAACACAGACTGGTAATAGATGAGTTACGTAGGCTTACACGTACATACTCACTACTCACTATTTGACGGCGTAGCAACTCCACAAGAGTATGTTGACCGTGCTAGTGCTTTAGGCATGAATGCAATCGCAATCACAGACCACGGTACGTTATCTGGTCATCGTGAGATGTATCGCATGGCTAAAGAAAAGGGTATTAAGCCTATACTTGGCGTAGAAGGATATTTTTGTGCTGATAGATTTGATAAGAGGGCAAAGGCAGAACGCACTGAGCCAACTGATATGGTCTATAATCACATTATCCTTCTCGCTAAGAACCAACTTGGTTTAGAGAATCTAAACAAGATTAATGAGATCGCTTGGACTGAAGGATATTTCAATAAGCCACGCTTTGACTTTGAAGTTCTTGAAAAGTACTCAGAAGGTATTATTGTTTTATCTGGATGTTTAAGCGGTATCATTGCAAAAGCATTAGAGCATGGAGAGTATGCTCAAGCAAAGAAGCACATTGAATGGTTCAAGAGAGTATTTAAAGATGACTTCTACATGGAGTTAATGCCACACAATGGTGCAGAGGTCAATAAACAATTAGCAGACCTTGCGGATGAGTTTAAGATTCAGACTGTGGTTACTCCAGACTGTCACCATGTTGATGAGTCACAAAAAGAAATTCAAGAGTTTAAACTATTAATGAACTCACATACAAAGGTTCAAAAAGATACAACATACGAAAAGTCAAAGAAGCAAGATGGAATGCTAAAACGCCTTGACTATCTATATGGCGAAGATAGACAAATGTCATTTAATAAGTTTGACATTCACCTTCTTTCATATGATGAGATGAAGGTAGCCATGGAATCCCAGGGTATAGTAAGAGAAGATATGTATATTAACTCTATTAGTATTGCAGACAAAGTAGAAGACTATGACATTAAAGATGGACTAAACTTACTTCCTGTACAGTATAAGAGTCCAGATAAAGAACTTAAGGCACTTGCCCTAGAAGGTTTGAAGACTCGTGGCTTAGAAGGAAACAAGGAATATCTAGATCGCCTTGACGAAGAGTTAGAGATTATTAAAAACAAAAACTTTGGTCCTTACTTTCTTGTAGTTCAAAATATGATTGGTTGGGCAAAGAAAGAAGGAATTCTTGTAGGACCTGGACGTGGTTCATCAGCAGGATCTCTTGTGTGCTATACGCTTGGCATTACAGACATTGATCCAATAAAGCATGGACTTCTGTTCTTTCGTTTTATTAACCCAGATCGTAATGACTTTCCAGATATTGATACAGACATTCAGGATACTCGTCGTGAAGAAGTAAAAGATTATTTAGTTAGACAGTACCGACACGTAGCATCAATTGCTACATTCCTAGAGTTTACAGGAAAGGGTATTGTTCGTGACGTTGCACGAGTACTAAACATTCCACTATCTGATGTAAACAAAGTACTAAAGACTGTAGACACTTGGGATGACTTCTGTAGTTCAAAATCAACACGAGAGTTTCGTGAGAAGTATCCAGAAGTAGAAATCTATGGAGAACAACTTCGTGGTCGCATTCGTGGCACTGGTATTCATGCTGCTGGTGTAGTTACTGCAAAGGAACCAATATTTAGACACGCTCCAATGGAAACAAGATCTGCCACTGGTAGTGATGAACGCATTCCTGTTGTTGGTGTAGATATGGAAGAGGCTGAAAGAATTGGCTTAATTAAGATTGATGCTTTGGGTCTTAAGACTCTTAGTGTACTTAAAGATACTATTGATATGGTTAAAGAAAATCATTATGTGGATATTGATTTACTTTCAATTGATATGAATGATAAAGATGTTTATGAAATGCTATCTAGTGGATATACCAAGGGTGTATTTCAGTGCGAAGCAACACCATACACAAACCTTTTAATCAAAATGGGAGTAAAGAACCTTGATGAACTTGCAGCATCAAATGCTTTAGTTCGCCCAGGTGCTGCAAATACTATCGGTAAAGATTATATTGACCGTAAGCATGGTCGCCAAAATATTAACTATCTTCACCAAATTCTAAAACCATTTACGGAGGACACCTATGGCTGCATTCTTTACCAGGAACAAGTTATGCAAGCATGCGTACAACTTGGCGGTATGTCCATGTCGGAAGCAGATAAAGTTAGAAAGATCATTGGCAAGAAAAAAGATGCTAAAGAGTTTAATGAGTTCCAAGATCGTTTCATTAGTGGTGCTAGTAAGTATATCTCCCCTAATGATGCTCTGGATCTTTGGCATGATTTTGAAGCGCATGCTGGGTATTCGTTTAACAAGTCGCACGCCGTTGCCTACAGTACTCTCTCGTATTGGACAGCGTGGCTCAAATACCACTACCCGTTAGAGTTTATGTTTGCTCTTCTTAAAAATGAAAAGGACAAAGATGGAAGAACTGAGTATCTTATTGAAGCAAAAAGAATGGGCATTAGTATTAAGTTACCTCACATTAACGATTCGGATAAAGATTTTAAAATTGAGGGTAAGGGTATTCGGTTTGGACTCAGTGCTATCAAGTTCATATCTGACACGATTGCAGAGAGATACATATCTGCACGACCATTTAGTTCATACAAAGAACTTGAAGAGTTCACATTCACCAAAGGTAACGGAGTAAACTCTCGTGCTTTACAAGCGCTAAGAGTCATCGGCGCTGCAACGTTCTCTGATCATCCACGAAATGATGATGAGATTAAAGAGCACCTTTATGAATATTTAAACCTACCTGAGTTTAACATTACTATTCCTTCTCACTACTATGCATTTATTAGTGATACAGAAAGTTTTGAAGAGAAGGGTTCTTTTATACTTCTAGGTATGGTTAAGGCAATTAAGCGTGGTACAGGTTGGTCAAGAGTAGAAGTTCTTGATAAGACTGGTAGCATTGGTATATTTGATGAAGAGCAGACAACAATTGAAACTGGAAAAACATATTTACTTCTTGCAACAGACAACAGAATTGTTTCTGCAATACCTGTTGATGAGATCAAGGGTTCAGACAATGCGCTTGTTAAGTTTTTAAGTTACAAGCAATTGCCATACTCAGATGAAGAAATGTTTGTTGTATCCTTTAAGCCAAGAGTTACAAAGGCTGGTAAAAAGATGGCAACGCTAACCCTTGCAGATACTGGAAGAGACCTACATCCTATTACAGTATTCCCTACGGCATTTGCAAAAGCCTATATGAAACTTGAAGAGGGCAAGGCTTACAAGTTTAGTTTTGGAAAAACAAAAGATGGAACAATAACACTGGAGGATATAAATGTATGATAACGTATTTGACAACCTAGCAATTAATTTGCATGAGGTTGCAGTTGAAAAAGGATTTTGGCCTGAGCCAGATGCTGTAGATGATATTTTTATTGCTAAGCAATGCATGATGATTGTTTCTGAGGTTACAGAAGTAATGGAAGCAATTAGAAAAGACAAAGGTGAAGAAGAAATTACAAAAGAGTTTGCAGATATCTTAATTAGAACGTTAGATCTGTATGCAGGTGCAGTTGAAGCAGGGTATACTAGACTATCACTTGATCAAGCACTAAGAGAAAAGGTCGACTTTAATAAAACTAGACCAGAAAAACACGGGGTAAGATTTTAATGTCAGTAACAATGGAAGAAGTATTAGCACAACTCAACCCTAGGTTGCGTAAGACTATTATGGTTGGAGACTCAGTACCTCCAACAGAGTATGCAGAGACACCTAGTTTTGGTTTAAACCGTGCTCTAGCAGGTGGATTACCTTATGGTAGGCAAGTATTGGTTTGGGGTTCAAAGTCCTCTGCAAAGTCCTCTCTATGCCTTCAGATGATAGGTCTAGCACAGAAAGAAGGAAAGGTTTGTGCGTGGATTGATGCAGAAATGTCATATGATCCAAAATGGGCAGAGCGTCTTGGGGTAGACTCATCTAAACTTATTTATTCTCAAGCACGTACTATTAATGAAATGGTTGATGTAGGAACAAACTTAATCAACGCTGGTGTTGATATTGTAGTTGTTGACTCAATTACTTCTCTTCTTCCTGCAATTTACTTTGAGAAAGATTCGGATGAACTTAAACAACTAGAAAATACAAAGCAGATTGGCGCTGAGTCTCGTGACTTTAGTAACGCATGGAAGATGATTAACTATGCAAATAATAAAGTTAAGCCAACACTATTTGTTTTGATTTCTCAATCACGAAATAACATTAATGCAATGTATACAAGCCAGCAACCAACAGGTGGGCAGGCTACAAAATTTTACTCGTCAACAGTAATTAAATTGTTCTCATCAGAGTCTGACAATCAAGCCATTAAAGGTAAGATTAAGATTGGTGATAAGTTGATTGAAGAAAAGATCGGGAGAAAGATTAGATGGGAACTGCAGTTCTCAAAAACTTCTCCAGGTTTTCAGTCAGGCGAGTATGACTTTTATTTTAGAGGAAACGAAATTGGGGTTGACTCTATAGGAGACCTTGTAGATACGGCAGAGGCTGCAGGCCTTGTCAATAGAACTGGTGCGTGGTATCAACTTGAAGATGGTACAAAGGTTCAAGGCAGAGACGGTTTTATTAATCGTGTCAGAGAAGACCTTGACTTGCAGCAGTCATTAAAGAAGAAACTTTCAGATGCTTGATAAAGAGTTTAAAGTATTTGAAGGCAAGTTCCCTTGCAAGAAATGTCAAGAAGAAGTTTTATCTTTAAGACTTTGGACTGCTTCGGGTGACGCTACATGGATGTGTAGCAAAAAACACGTATCAAAGGTAAACCTAATTCCACAAAAGAAAAAGAAAGCGGACTTTGCCCATGAGTGAAAGATCAGAGTCTAAGCGTCTGGGTGCTAAGCAACATAAGAACTCTGGTAGAAATAACACCAAGGGTGATGCCTCATGGCATAACTTTGTTATTGATTTTAAAGAATGCTCAAAGTCATTTACTTTAAACCAAGATGTGTGGGCTAAGGCTGTCACTGATGCACTTAAGAAAAGCATGGATCCAGCCTTAATTATTGTTCTTGGCGAGGGTACACAGAAGGTTAGACTTGCTATAATTGAATTAGATATGTTAGAACAGTTAGTAGAAGGAGAATAAGATGACAGAAGGTACAGGACAAACAACATTAGATATGGTTAATGGTTTGGCAGAGATTGCTGAATTTATGGAAGATGAAGAGTTAACAATAGCACTCACGATGATTGCTAAGTTAATTATCAAGCCAGACATTCCAATGCCCGTTGCTGCAATTGAGATTGTTAGACTTCAGGCAATTGCTGGAAAACTAGCACTAAAGGCTACTTGGATGGCAAATGTTGATAAAAACAACAGAGCAAAGAAAAACATTTACTATACAGCAGCAGAATCAGTAAATAACTTGGTCTCAGCATTAAAATACATAATGCGCTAACCTGGTATACTTATATAAACAAAGGATGAATATGACTAAAAATTTACTACACTCTGTAATGCTTAAACCTGCAGTGCCAAAGAATAATATTCTTGATAGTGATGCTTTAATTGAAAAGATTAAACATGGATACATTATCAATCGTGGGCCAAAGCATACACAGAAGAAAACATTTGCTCCATCTACAATTGCCTACTCTCATGGAGAGTGCCCAAGATATTGGTATCTGGCATTTGATGGTCAGACATTTGAAGATAATGCTGATGCTTATGGTGCAGCAAATATGACTGCTGGAACATTGTCACATGCAAGAATTCAGAATGCCATGATGAATGCTGGCATTGTAAAAGTTTATCGTGATGATAATAATGAAGAGACTACAGAGTTTAAGATTCGCCATGACGATCCCCCAATCTTTGGGTACGGAGACGTTATGCTTGATTGGGAAGGCGAGGAAATCGTTGGAGAAATCAAGACAATGCTCAATGAAGGTTTTGAGTATCGTAAGAATTCTATGAAGCCAAAGACTGGTCACTTAATTCAGTTGCTTATTTATATGAAGATTCTTGGCAAGAAGAAGGGTGTATTGATTTATGAAAATAAAAACAATCACGAACTTCTTATTTTGCCAGTTGAGGTAGATGATAACTACCGTCAATGGATTGACAACTCGTTTCAATGGATGAGAGATGTACGCAAGGCTTGGGAAGATAGAACTCTTCCTACAAAAAACTATCGCTCTAACTCTAAAATCTGTAAGACATGCCCTATTCAGAAGGCTTGTGCAGATGCTGGAGAAGGCGTAGTTAAGGTTAAGTCAATGGAGAAGTTAGTTGAAACTATGTAGCAGATGTGATGCCTACTTTAATCCTAAAGTAAGTTATCAAATATATTGCAGCAATACTTGTAGAGATGAGGCTACAAGAGAAAAGATTGCTGAAAGATATAATGTTACACGTAGTCAAAGACGAATTGGAAAAATTAGAAGGTGTTTGGGCGGTTGCGGAGTTTCTTTATCAATATATAATGAGTCTGGGTTTTGCTCAAACTGCAATGTTAGTGAAAAAGAAGTAGCAAAAATGCTTAAAGAGTTGAAGGGATTCATTGAGTATGAGCAAGAATAAGTGGGGTATTGAGTCAATACCAACTACCATCTGCGCTATAGATGCTAGTACCACTAGTCTTGCGTTTGCTTTATTTGATACTAAAGAAAAAACACTAGGAACTGTTGGCAAAATTTATTTTGAAGGAAGCAGTGTATATGAAAAAGTTATGGATGCAGGGCAAAAGGTCAAGGCTTTTTTTGATTATTATGGTGGGTTTGAAGCAATAGTAATTGAGCATACTGTATTTATGAATAGTCCAAAGACTGCTGCAGATCTTGCTTTAGTTCAGGGAGCAATTTTAGGTGCAGCGGGACAGTCAGGAACTAAAGTTATTGGAAGAGTATCACCAATCACATGGCAAAACTACATAGGTAATAAAAAGATTTCTAAAGATGAGCAACTATTTATACGTGCACAAAATGTAGGTAAGTCAGTATCTTGGTACAAAGCATACGAAAGAATGCTACGCAAAGAAAGAACGATTAAGTTTATTAATACTATCTATGATAGAACTATTGAAGATAATGATGTTGCGGATGCCTGCGGGATAGGACACTGGGCAATAAACAATTGGGCTAAGGCTTTAGGAGTTGACAAATAACACTATGGCTGGTAAACTATATACATCAGAGGTTTGGTTGCGTAAGAGGTTTCTTATGGACAAAAAATCTCCAGAAGAGATTGCAAAAGAATGCGGGTCAAGTGTAGAGACTATCTATGTTTACCTTGCTAAATTCGGACTAAGGAAGTCAAGACGATGAATAAAATACAAAAAGTAGTTATTGGTTTGGGTATTGCAGGGGCAGTAGGAATTACATATGTACTAACAGCGCTAAAGGGTTTACCAGAAGCGTTTGAGTGGGATGAGGATGAAGATGAGCAATAACTTAAACATAACAGTTGATCAGGTTAATCACCCATCACACTATACAACAGACCCATCTGGGGTTGAGTGTATTCAGATTACTCGTCATCGTAACTTTAATATTGGAAATGCTTTTAAATATCTATGGAGAGCAGGACTTAAAGATGAGTCAAAAACTATTCAGGATTTAGAGAAGGCAATCTTTTATATCAAAGATGAAATTAATAGACTAGAGGGCAAGTATGTCAACTGAAGAAGATTTAGTAAAACACCTTGATCAAGTAAACACTGTTGTTAGTGAATACCTAAAAGGTAATGACCCTACAGTTATTTCAAAAGAATTAGACATTCCAAGAACCCGCGTTGTAACTCTTATTAACGAGTGGAAGGTTATGGCTTCTGCTAATGATGCAATCCGTGCTCGTGCCAAAGAAGCACTTGCAGCAATGGATGCACACTATGCTAGACTAATTGGAAAATCTTATGAGGTTATTGATGAAGCATCTATGACTAATAACCTTAGTGCAAAAACTGCAGCAATTAAACTTGTTATGGATATTGAATCAAAACGAATTGATATGCTTCAAAAGGCTGGTCTTCTTGAAAACAAGGAACTTGCAGAAGAGATGGTTGACATTGAGCGTAGACAAGAAGTTCTTGTTGGAATCCTTAGAGACATTGCATCAGAGCATCCAGATATTAGAGACCTAATTATGCAAAGGCTATCTGCTATTGCAAAAGAAGGAGAAGTGATTACAGTTGTCCACGACGTTCAATGATTTCTTAGAAGTTTTAAAAGAAAATCATTTTGTTGAGAAGCCTGTTGACGCAAAGACATTTGTTGAGTCTCCAGACTATCTTGGACAACCCCCACTATCTGATATTCAATATCAAATTGTAGAAGCGATGAGTCAAATTTATCGTAAGGAAGATCTTGTAGAAATTATGGGAGATGAAGGCGCAGCATACTTTAACAAGTATACAAAGAACGAAATTATTCTCCAACTTGGCAAGGGATCTGGAAAAGACTTCGTATCAACAGTAGCCTGTGCATATACAGTATATAAATTACTATGTCTTAAAGATCCAGCAGTCTATTACGGAAAGCCAGCAGGAGATGCTATAGATATTATTAACGTTGCTATTAACGCACAACAGGCTAAAAATGTTTTCTTTAAAGGTTTTAAAAGTAAGATTGAACGCTCACCTTGGTTTGCTGGAAAGTATAATGCAAAGGCAGACTCAATTGATTTTGATAAGTCAGTAACTGTTTACTCTGGTCACTCAGAGCGTGAGTCACACGAAGGTTTAAACTTGTTCATGGCAGTCCTTGATGAGATCTCTGGCTTTGCTTCTGAAGTTGGAACTGGAAACGAACAAGGTAAGACTGCTGAAAATATATACAAAGCATTTCGTGGAACTGTAGACTCTCGTTTCCCTGACCTTGGCAAAGTAGTTTTGCTTTCTTTTCCTAGATATCAAGGTGACTTTATATCACAAAGATATGAATCGGTGATTGCTGAAAAAGAAACTATCCAACGCAGCCATACTTTTATTATGAATGAGGACTTGCCTCATGATGATCCAGGAAACAAGTTTGAAATTTTTTGGGATGAAGATACAATAATCTCATACAAGATTCCAAAAGTCTTGGCATTTAAGAAACCTACATGGGAAGTAAACCCTACTCGTCAGATTGATGATTTTAAGATTGCTTTTTATACAGACCTTGCAGATGCAATGATGCGCTTTGCCTGCATGCCTACATACGCTTCAGATGCATTTTTTAAGGATAGAACTAAACTAGAAAAGGTTATGATTCTAAGAAATCCATTAGACCAGTTCAGAAGGTTTGATGTATCATTTAAACCAGATCCAGACAAAGTTTATTATATCCATGCAGACCTTGCACAAAAGCACGATAAGTGTGCGGTAGCAATAGCCCACGTAGATAAATGGGTAAATATTCAAGTGATTAAAGATTATGAGCAAGTAGCACCAATGGTTGTAGTAGATGCTGTTGCCTGGTGGGAACCAAGAGCAGAAGGTCCAGTAAACCTATCCGATGTAAAGAATTGGATTATTAATTTACGCAGAGAAGGTTTTAATATTGGTATGGTTTCTTTTGACCGTTGGCAGTCCTTTGATATTCAAAATGAGTTGCAGGCAGTAGGAATAAGAACTGAAACAGTTTCTGTTGCAAAGAAACACTATGAAGATTTAGCAATGATGATATACGAAGAGCGTGTAGCCATACCAATGATCTCAATTTTATTAGAAGAAATGTCTGAACTAAAAATTATGAAGGGAAACCGTGTTGATCACCCTAGAAAGAAATCTAAGGATCTAGCCGATGCTCTGGCTGGGGCAGTATTTGGTGCGATATCTCACACCCCTAAGACTACTAATACAATTATTGAAGTACACACTTGGTCTTCATCTTCTGCTCAACTTGCGGAGAAAAGAAGATCTATGGTAGAATTAGAACCTAAGCAAATGACGGATGATGTTCGTGATTACTTAGATAGATTAAACCTATTATAAGAATTCTGGTTAAATAATCAGATATACAAAACAAGGAGAAAGATGAATTCATTTAAGAAAATAGCATTAGTCACGGCTGCAGCCCTGTCTTTTGCAACCCTTTCTGCCATGCCGTCACAGGCTGCCGTAAATGCAGACGTAATCTCAATTGATACAGCATCAGATGCTGTATTCACTGGGGAATCTGCAACAGCAGTAGTAACTGTTTCGTTCTTGGCACAATCAACATCAGATACGGTCACTGTGACTTCATCTGTAACTAGTCTTCCTGTAGGGTCTGCATCACTTGCAACACTCTCAGTACAGGAAACATCTAGTGCAGTTGTCGCACTTGGCTCTGGTAACTATTCTGCTAACATTGCTTCAACAGCAAATGCAGCAACATATGTAACTGCAAAGATCAAGGCTACAGTAGATGCTCCAAGCATTGCTGGTACTTATGTATATAAGTTCACACCTTCTTTGGGTACAGGATCAACAGGTGGAGTTAACTCTGCAGCAGTAGTATGGACAGTTGTAGTAACTGCTCCAGATACTAAGGCTTCAGCAGGTACTTCAACATCCATTATTAATAAGGGTGAGACAATCTCAGCAACAGCAGACGTAGAAGTTTTTGCTCCAAAAGCAACAGCCTCTGATGCGGTAGCAGTTATTGTTGTCACACAGAAGAACGCAGCAGGTGCATCAGCATCTGAATCAATGACAGCAATTGTCTCAGGTTCAGGTTTGATTGGAACTGGCTCAAACCATGCAACAATTTCTGCACAAGGTCGTGCACTTACAGTTGCTAATGGTCAGTACATCGGCGTATTTGCTGATAATACTTCAGGCGTTGGAACTGTAACAATTACATCTGCATCAGGCGTTGTCCTTGCAGTTGAAAAGATTACATTCTACGGAGACATTGCTTCAGTTGTTACAACAACTGCAAAGCCAGTTATTGCTACAGGTTCAAATGCCGATGTAGTTACAGCAGTTGCACTTGATGCAGCAGGCGTAACTGTTGGTGCAGGAACACTTTACGCAGTATCTGACTCAGCATCAGTCGTAAGCAACGCATACACTTCAGCAACAATCGTTGATGGTGTAGCAAAGTTTGCACTTACAGGTGTTACATCTGGAACTGCGGGTATCAAGGTTTCAACTGGATCAACAGCCACAACAGCAGGAGCGGTAGTTTCAAACACTGCATCTGTGCGTGTTGAAGGATCTGTTGCATCAGTCAAGGTTGCTTTTGATAAGCCTGTATATGCTGCTGGTGAACTAGCAACAATTACAGTAACTCCTGTAGATGCTAAGGGACTTGTCCTTTCAGGTAAGACATTTGCTAACCTATTTGCAAATGGTGGAATCACTTCATCATACGCATTTGGTTCAGTAAGTGATTCACTTACAGCCGTATCCGTAACAACAGATGCTAATGGTATCAAGGTCTACAAGGTCTACATGCCACTTACAGATGTTGCTATCAAGGTAACTGCTACAGGTGGAACCTCACTTCCAACTGCTTCTCAGGTAGAAGTATCTGCTACAGCAAATGTTGTAACAGGATCTGCTACAACTAATGCTACTCTAAATGCACTAATTGCACAGGTAAATGCTATTCAAACAATGTTTGAGGTAGTAAAGGCTGAGGCTGCTACTGCTAAGGCTGCTGCAGATGCAAAGGCTATTGCTGACCGTGCTGCTTTTGTAAAGCAGTACAATGCACTTGCTACAAAGTGGAACAAAAAGAATCCAAAGGCTAAGGTAGCACTTCTAAAGAAGTAACCTAATCCAGCAATCAGGGGGCTAACCAAGTGTTAGCCCTCTTTTTGTTGCATAAAATGATATAATAGCCTTAATAGTCATATCACCACTACGACTATAAGGAGTTAAATATTAAAAAGTTATTGAGAGTAGCATTGGTCTTATCCCTTGCTCTATTTCCCCTGCTTTTAATAATTGACAAAGCCCACGCAGCAGAAGGCTTGACTGCTCAAGTCTATAATGTACTAGGACAAAATGCCTCTCCCTACATACCCCAGGGAGCCTCTCCAGTCGTCACTACTAATGTATCCAACATTGACTTCCAGTGGGGTCTTGGCAGCGTCTTAGGTGGACCTTCAGAGGATGTTATCGTACGATTTACTGGGTCAATTAGAAGCGATTCTACTCAAGACATATCATTTTTAGCAACAGCAGATGACGGAACAAAACTGTATGTTGATGGCATACTTGTAGCAAGTGACTGGGTAGACAAAGGTGGTGGAGGAACTACAACTGCCCCAATAGCCTTTACAGCAGGAGTCCCTAAAACAATAGAATTAATGTACTATGAAAATGGTGGTGGAGCAAACGTATTTTTAAACTGGGATCAATCTGGATCAATGCAGATCATTCCAGCATCAGCATTTACTTCACAAGCAGCACCAATAGTAAAAACAATAGGACCTCCAAGAAATTTAACAATCAGTAGTGGAGAAACATCAACAGTTTTAAGTTGGGAAGCACCAGACACTGGAAACACTCAACCAGAAAGATATGCAATTAGTTTTAATTGTACTGGGTGCAATGGCTGGGGAATTGCTACTGGAAATGTTGGCGGACCAAATTCATTAAATACAACAATTACAATTGATCATTCTTTGCTAAATGGACTTATGCCAGCAGGAACAGTCTGGTCATTTCATATTAGATCAGATAACGATACATTTGCCCTTTACTCTACAAATTCAAATGTTGTTACTGGTTCTACATATATAGCACCTGCTCCAGAGCCTTCCCCTACTCCGACTCCTAGTCCTTCTGAAACAGCAACCGTAACAACACCAACACCTGAAACAACAACTGTAACATCTCCTACGCCTGAAACAACAACAGTAACAACGCCTTCGCCCAGCGAAACATCAACAGTGACAACACCAACTGGACCAACTGAACAAGAAATTGCAGCAACAACTGCAGCGCAAGCAGCAGCGCAAGCAGCAGAAGCAGCAAGAATACAGGCAGAGACAGCAGCATTGATTGCAGCCCAGGCAGCAGCAGCCCAAGCGGAGGCTGAAAGAATTGCAGCACTTCAAGCAGCACAAGAAGCAGAAAGAATTAAAGCAGAAGCAGAGGCCCAAGCAGAGGCTGATCGTATAGAAGCCGAGATTGAAGCAGAAAGAATTCAGGCAGAGATAGAAGCCCAAGCAGAAGCAGATCGTATTGCAGCAGAAATTAAAGCAGCAGAAGAAAAAGCAGAAGCAGAGGCAAAGGCAGAGGCTGAACGCATAGAAGCAGAGCGCATAGCGGAAGAAGAAAGAGTTATTGCAGAGGCAGAGGCTGAGGCTGAGCGTATAGCAGCAGAAGAAGAGGCAATTGCAAAAGCAAAGGCAGAGGCAGAGGCTGAAGCCCTTGCAGAAGAAGAAAGAATTGCGGAAGAGGCAGAGGCAAAAGAATTAGAAGAAGCGTTGGCTGAAGAAGAAGCAGAACAAGAAGAGTTAAAAGAAATACTTGAAGAAGCCAAAGATGGAAAAGAATTAACTGAAGAACAAAAAGAGGTTGTGGTTGCAGCACTAATAGAAAATCTTAAGCCAGGAGAATCTATTTCTGCAGCAGAAGTTCAGGCATCTGGAGTATCTTATGCAGATCTTCCAGCAGAAACACCAATTGAACTAAGAACATCTGAATCTGGCGAGGTATTAATAATTACAGCAGAAGTTGCAGCAAATGTAGAATTAGTTCAAGATCCAGGAGCATTATTAGAAGCAGTATTTACTGATCCAGGGGCAGCCTTAGCAGCCATTGGAAGTATTGGTGCTGACATGACAGAAAGCGAAAGAGAAGAAGCAACAGATATGGTTGTAGCAACGGTTGTGGCGACAGGAGCAGCGATTAACGCAGCAGCAGTTGCAGCAGGAGGAGCAGCAGGAGGCTCTAGTGGCGGAGGA